CTCTGGCTCAGTGACCAAGCCAAGCTATTCAGGTTTTACAAGGACCATATATCACTAATACTTATGGCGGAGGGATCCAGTGTCAGGGACCCACTCGAAACTTTACTCCTTATGTAACAGGTAGTGCATCAGCATCTAAACCATACGAACCATACTATATGGATCCTGTATATGATGTGAGTGACCTAGATGAGGACGGTCTTATTGATAATCCAGGCGACATTCTCTTCCATAAGAAGACACGCACTGGTCAGAAAGATAATTATAGTTTGGGTGTAGGTTTCTCTATGACATGGAGTACACCTACCGACAAGAAGTTACAAGAACTGTGCAAGACAGCAGCGAAAACACAGATTGAATTGAATCAACAACTGACTGCCAATAAGAGACTCGACTTTGAGATCGCGAGACTCAAAAATTGTGGTCAGTTATTAAAGGATGGAATCAGTTTTCACCCCAAGAGTAAGTATTATGCTATCTGTGCAGACGTGGTAGTACAGAATGTAACTACCGTGAAGCAGCACCGCCACTCGATCCCTTCTTCTTCTTCCTCGGGAACACAGAACGCAATGCCTTCACCGCATGATTCATCTGACGCTGCTGCGCTCGGCGGTCCCCTACACTCTCACGGACCTCAGGTTTCCCCCTGAGTTTTGCAATCTTCTTCATAACTTTCTTGACCGCTGGTCTGACTGCTTTCAATAGCAGATCTGCCAGCGGTTTTGCTAATAGTGCCGACGTGGTTGCAATGACAGCAACGCCACCAACCTGTACGACCTGACCGCCACTAGGAAGTCCAGCGATGATTTGTTGTGGCAGTGCGACTGCTTCTGTGATCTGTACACATTCGTTACCCACTAGTCGATACTCGGTAACTCTCTTACGATACCCCTCCACCATTGTACCAACAGGTTCTTTCAGTTGCTGTGCCTTAGTAGGACACTCTATGTTAGCAGTAGCAGGTGGTGTTACTTGCTTAGGGATCTCGGGTTGAGGGACCTCTGGTTTAGGTGGTTCCTTTGTTCTGGTATCCACCACAGGAGGTCTGGTGATGATCATCTCATTGGGTTTGAAGTCCATGGGATTGAAGTTAGGCATCCCTGCATCACAAAAGGTTATCGTACCCTTGGGATCATCACCGACTAGTTCATCATTTCTAGGATTGTTTTGTTGGTGTGCCTCAACACATCCAGGCATGTCAACGACAGGCACACCAATGTTAACCGTAACGGGTGCTGCAATACCTACATTGGGATTAGCAACATTACGAGAGAAGTCCCACACAGGGATGTCAATGGGAGCGATACCGACCCCGTTAATCTCAATGTCAGGTATTTCCATATCAGAAAGGCAACACGCCACCAGTAGCACCAGGAACCTCAGGAACAACACCACCTGTCGCACCAGGCAGTTCAGGAACCTCAGGCATCAGTCCTTCCATCAGTCCAGGCAGTGCGCCCACGACTGCTTCGGTTGCTGCTTCGGTTGCTGCTTCCTTGGCACGCTCAATGAGAGCGTCTTTTTGGATGTAAACATAAGCACCAGCACCAACGATGCTAGCAGTGCCCACAAAAGAGAGCAGTGCTAGAACGTTAACTAATTTCTGCATCTTTCTTCTCCTGTTTTTTAGGTTCTTCTTCTTTCTTTTTCGCCGTAGCAACCCCGAAGGTACTAAGAGTCCCAGTGAAGACGCTGGCTATAAAAGTTGGATCAATTTGTTTCTGTTGCAGGCCAGGGATAGTTACATAATTAAGTGTAAGAATCGCTGCGGACCACGAAAGAATAACAACTCGCACCAATGCTGACAGACCTTCGTCTGCCCAGTCAAACTTATCCTTTTTAACCTGCTCCTTGATAGGAGTCTCGGCCATGAGTAAGATAGTAAGGCTCAGCTATTTATGTAATACATCATTACCGATGGCAAGGAAGTCCATATTTGTCTTGGAAAACAATTCTTTCGCTTCCCAGTGCTTAGAACAGATAGGTTTACCACCCAAGTTGAGTGACGTGTTCAGTATGACACTAGAACCAGTCAGTTCTTTGTATGCCCTGAGCAGTCTGGCGTACTGCCCATCTCCTTCTACTGTCTGAATCCTACACGATCCATCAACATGAGTAACTGCTGAGAGACTCCCATCCTTACACTGGAATGATGCATTCATCCAGGGGATAGGTTGCGATACACTTTCAAAATGATCATTCACATCCTCTAAGAGCACTGATGCACCGAAGGGACGGAAGTGTTCACGATGCTTGACTCTGCTATTCAGAGTATCCTTCATGTTTTTGAACCTTGGATTGCACAGAATGCTCCTATTCCCCAGTGCTCTGGGTCCAAGTTCACCGTGACCCTGATACCATCCTACGATGTTACCTGCTGCGATCTCTTCCGCCATGGTGACGATAGTGTCATCAGAAACTTCCTCAGTTCCCTCGTCATCTTGCCAGAATGGGAACCCAGATGAGTCAAATTCTTCTTCATGGAAGTGCTGACGCAAGAACTCAACAGCACCCAGTGAAAGACCACAGTCGTTGGCATGTGGAATGGTAGTTAACTTAGCACCCTGCTCGATAGCATTGCCCACAAACACACAGTTCTGTGCTACACCACCAGAAAATCCTACCTGATCATCACCCACTAATTCATCAGCAAGTTTTGCTGCTGTGACTTCATGTACAGTTCTCAACCAGTTGATATCAAAGTCGTTATCCCACTTACGATCCCAAGAATCGTAGTTCCAAATCTGTTTAATCCTACTGAGAGGGACGCAGGATCTCATCTTCGTAAAATACTCTTGATCAATCAGACCATATGCTGCCAGTCCCATGACCTTTCCAGCAAGATCTAGACCATCTGGGGTGACATCTTTTAGTCCTAGGGTAGCACCCACCTTCGCCATCTCGATACCGATAGACCCATGCTTATTAACGTTGTGCTCCACGCCCAGGTGTGTGCCTACGAACAGCGAATGAGACCTCTCATTGCTACCATAACCATCAAACACATAGTTTGTATGAGGGATACCCACTGGCCATTGTGACAGGACATGTGCCCAGTGGTGATCTACTGCAAAGCAACGACAGGATAGACCTAGATCAATCTCTCTATATAGTTCTCCTTTGTCAAACTCAACCTGATCACTGATGACAGCGATCGCGTCTACATCATCGATGGTCAGGTCCCAATGATTAAGTATATCTTCCCACTGCCAGGTGTTTCCATACCCATGGTGCTTGATACCATAATACCTCTCCGTAGAGAGGTATTTTACTTTGGTTCCGTCAGTGTATGTGATGTTGGAATCATGATCTTCAACTCGCAATCCAAGAAATCTCATGCACAATTACCTTCTGCTTTGAATAGTTTACGACACTTCTTCACTTCTTTCAACTCATCCTTAATCATTTGGTAAGCGTCTTCGGGAGAGATTCTCCTTGACATTTCCATGGCAGTAATGACCTCTACCCTGGTCCCAAAATGTTTCAGTGCCTCTTCAAAACAGTTCAGTTCTTCGTACATAATTAAGATTCAGTGACGACCTTCTTCTTCCCGATGTTATACTTAGATTCGAGTGTCCACTCAGACTTGTCTTTGTATGATAGCACCTTGATCTGGTTAAGTGGTGCAATATCGACAAGACCTTCTGCTTCAAAGTCTACGAGACCCCAGTCAAACAGAAGTTTAGCGATGCGATTACGACGTTCGATGTCGTTCTTTGTGATGTTGGCGGGCTTGCCATCCAACGCGAACAGTTCTTTGAAATGGACAATGTAATACTTGCCCTTCTTATGCAGGATATGACATGACTGGTACAGTTTACGATCCTTACGGGATGCAACACCGATTCTAGTCAGAGTTTCACGCACTTTGAGAAAGTCATCAGGTTCTTTCAGTGCCACCTCCAACATCATATCCTGAGACCAAGAGATCTCGTCACTCATCTTACTCCTCCAATGTTTAATTTAGATTTGATGACTTCTAACTGATCCTTGTTGAGCAGTTTCAGG